ATGCTGCCGCGTTGTTATCGTTTACATGTCAATCAAACGCGTATAGATGAAAGGGTAGAAAATGAGCGAATGGAAACAAAATGAGCGCCGCACCAGTGGCTTTCCTGAAGGAATTGAGGAGGGCATGGTGCTGGATGTTAAATTCCGCAATGGAGATATTGAGCGGCGCACCGTTGGGTATCAAGAAGGTAGCGATCTAGACTGGCTTTCTACTGCGCACTTCAATACCAATGATGGCTATAGCGTTGATGTAATGGCCTATCGAGTTGTTGGCGAAACAGCGGCAGCGCCAGCCATCCAACCCAAAACCGCCATCGAACTGCAAGCGGAAGAAGTGGGCATTCCTGAGCCGGTGCGGTTGGTTGATGATGCCAAGCCGGATGCGGATGGCTATGCACCAACCACCGCCCCCGACTTCCTCCAATCCGCCCTCAACACACTCACCCAGCGCGGCAAGGACTACGACAAGCCGGAAGGCGAACGCAGCGCAGCGGCTGTTGCCGTGGCGTTTAACGCCATCACAGGCCGCAATTTGACAGAGGCCGAAGTGTGGCTGGTATTGCAGCTGGTGAAGGACGTGCGCCAATGGCAGAACCCTGAGCGATACCACGCAGACAGCGCGCTAGATTGCGTGGCTTATGCGGCGTTGAAGGCTGAGGCGTTGGCATCTAGCGGTAAGTAACAAAAAAGCCCCCAATCGGGGGCTTTGTCATTTCTTCTTAGGCGCTTTGCTTGGCTTGCCTGCCTTCATTGCTGCCGTTCGTGCAGTGTTCAGCGCAATGGCAACGGCCTGATCTTTCGGCTTGCCTGCTTTCACCTCTTTGCTGATGTTCTTGCTGATAGTTTGCTGAGAATAGCCTTTTTTCAGTGGCATGATCAGATTCCCGTGTAAGTGCCGCTTGGGCGTTCTTCAAAGATCAGCGTGTAAACGCCAGTTGCGGCGCCGTTGCTCAGGTTTTCCAGCTTGATGTGGTACACACCAGCAGCAAGCCCGCGTTCGTCACCAGTGGATTGACCGACAGATGCAGCCTGAGCGGTTGAGTTGCTAGTCACTACGCGGACGATTTCAACCGGAGTACCGCCCGAGACCGTGCCGCCCGTCTCGATGATGCTTTTTGCCGCAACAACTGGAGTCACGCCCATGATGTTTTTGGCAATCACCGGCATTAGCGTCCACGATCCGCCAGAAGTCGCGCCGCGGTACGCAGTCAAACGAATTCCGCCAGAGTCCACCGCCAGATTCTGCACCTTCAGCACAAAGTCAGTTGCGGCAGTGAAGCGCACAACGACGCTTTGCCCTGTAGGTATGTTGAATTCCAAGAACGAGCGATATTGTCGCCCCTGCCAAAAGCCGATATCGGCTACCTGCACTACGGAGTCTGTCATGTCGGATTCCCGTCTGTTTCGCCGTTGATGTAAAACCTGTCACCAAGCCAGCCGTAACCATAACCCTGACGGCCTGCGCCACGAGGCTGCAGCTCAGAGCGGGCGATTTCTGGAATAGTCAGCACAGCAGCGTCAATGCGCTCTTGTGCTTGATCTGCCTGCAGTGCCAGCGGGTCGCCAAGCGGCACTTGGAAGTACTGGCTGAAATCCTTCGCCAGAATATAACGGAAAGCCCGAACGTAGGCAGGCAGCAGGCCGGACTCAGCGCTGATATCGTCGCCCAACACGTAGCCAAGGGTAGTTAGCTGGGCAGTGCTGTACTCTGCCATAAGCTGCTCCATGCGGTCAAAGCATGCGGACACGTCCTCCGGCTCTGCAGGGTTGTTACTGGTCTGAACGCCAAGCTCCTGCAGGGCGTTATTGACCAAATCAGACTTGAGGATTGTCGCCATTCGGCACCTCCATCATTTGCGGTTGTTGCATGCCTTGGAACATCATGGCGATACGCGACAGCATTTCCTCTTGGCTGCTGCGGATCATCTCGGCTAGCTGCGCGGCGTTGTCCATTGCTTTCTGATCCACCTCGGCCAGCGTCCTGGCAGTCTCTGCGCGCACCTTCTCAACCTCTGCCAGCGCTTTCATGGTGTCGGCTTGGGCTTTCTGCGCCTTGGCCTCCGCCTCCATCGCCATTGCGGTCAACGCCTGCTGCTGCGCGTCTGGCGGCTGGTTGGCTTGGGCCTGCATGGCCTGCTGGATCATCTGCATTTCTTCGTCGTTGCGCGGCTTGACGATGCCGGACAGCAGCATCTCTTTACGGTTGGCTTCCTTCAAGTCCTCCACGCCGGACGCGGTCAAGTTCTCAATCCACATGCCAAGCACAACCTGTTTCTTCGGATCACCATCCGGCAGGGCAATGAAAATGTTTTCCAGCGTCTTGGCTGTCCGGTCGCGCTGGCTGACGAACGACGGGCCAACATCTACGGCGACGTTGAACTTCATCTTGGACAGATCGTTAAGCACCACCTCTTTTCCGGTCTGCTCATCAATCACCACGTCATTAATGGTCATCACGCTGTCGCTGCCATCAGGGGCAACAACACGAACCTGGCGTTTGTCGGCGTAGACCTCTTTCGCTATAGACTGATACACAATGCCGATGCGCTTGAAGAACTTACGCGCCTGATCCGCAATGTTGAAGCTGCGCGTATCGGCGCGCTGGCTGGCGCTATCCATTGCCTCGGCAGATACATTCCCCTGCACTTGCTCAAGGCTTGGCGATGCGCCGGTAATGTGCTGGATGCCTTCCGCTGTGATCTGAATCAACGCCTGCATGGCTGGCGGAATGACTGGCGGCTGTTCGTAGGCAAGCGGGCCAGCCTGTACGATATTGCCTGCCTTGTCAGTCAGGGGGTTAAGCACCAGCACTGCGGAGTTGCTTACATCCTTGTTTGCCCAATGTGCTTCCAACCCCTTGATCTGCTGAGGGGCAACGATAGGGCGCTGCTTGGCGCCAGACGCCGCACCATCGGCAAGCAGACTGATCTGCATGTTGTGCAGGCGCTGGCTGTCCTTCGCCTTACGCACAATGCCGCGCATTTGCTCGACCCCGTTGACAATCTGGCGCACGCCGAACATGGGAACAACAGGGATATGCTCGCCAGCAATGTATCCCTCATCCTCCAGCACGCCGTTGCCATCAAGGCAGTAGAGGTGAACGCGATTGCGCTTCACTTTGCGACGCGACTGCTCAACGAAACCCTTAATCAGCAGATCGTCAAGCACGTCTTGCACGTCGTCCTTGTCGTACTCGACCGTCTCGCCATCATCAGGACGAACAAACGTGACAAGCTCAGTGCGAACCTCTTCCTTCACGTAGTACTTGGCGACATACACCCAGTCCGTGCCGAACCAGGTGTAAGACGTGTACAGCGTTGGGTTGGCGAAGGTTGATGGACTCTTGCCGAACTCCTCCTCGTATGCTTGCGGAGTCATGCGGGTCAGCAGGATGCACCACTCGGCGTCAGACTTGTCGGCTTTCTTGCTGTTCGGGTCAAACCACACGGAGTCCTCGGCATCAAAAATTGGTTCAAAGCAGATTTTGGCCCGCTCCTCGCCAATCTCGTCCGTCTCGGCCTCTTCCGTCTTTAGGCGCACGGCACCAAAGCCACCAACCAGCGCGTCATTGATCGCATTGTCGGTAGCTTCTTGGCCGTCAGAATCCTCCATGTCTGCACGGAACATGCCGTCCAGCAACTCGGCGTCTTTGTCGGTCGTGGAGTCGTCAGCGGGGCGGAAATTGACCGTTACGCGGTTCTGCGCGTACTCGCCCCAGATGCGCTCGATCTCGCGGCTGATGAGATCCTGCTCCATCATTGGCTTGCCGACGAAATTCTTCGTCCAATCACCGTCCCACATGCCACCGGCAACAGTGACGAAAATTCGATCCTCCTTCACTGCGGCCCGCACTTCCTGCTGCTGATCGTATGCCAGATTAAACCGCGTCATCGCCTTTTCGTGCACTGACTGCAGTTCGTCTGTCTGCTCTAGTTCATAGTCTTTATCTTCGCTCATGGCGTCACCAATGGTTATACGCTATCGGTACTTGTACGGATTGTACACTATCGTTATTGACTTCGCCCTTCCTGATGGCGTAGCGGCGCATCATGTAGGCGTAGCGGGTGGCGTCCATCAAGTCGTCGCCAACCTTCACAAGCTTGCCTCGTTCGTCGCGGTGATACTGCAGGAACTCATTGAACCAGTCGCGCAGGCCACGGAATACCTTGAACTTCCCTTTGCGCATCAGGTCGAGAATCTCGAACAAGCCAGCCTCTACGCCGTTGCCACCATCAGGCCATGTTGCGTGCTCGTACACCATATCGAATCCGGCTTCTTGATAGTAATCGCGCTGCTGCTTGCCACTGCCCTTCTCTGTCTGCAGGCCATCAAGCGGCCATGCGGTAGGCACGCCTTCCGCCCACTTCTTGACAGCCCCCCATGCTTCAATGGGGCTAATCCGGCTTTGCTTGTATGCCTGCACAACATAGAAGCAATCCGCGTCAGCATCCCAGGCAAGTTGCACATGTGCCTGCGGGTGATCCCAACCAAAGTCCATGCCGTCACCAGGCAAGTTGCACATGTGCCTGCGGGTGATCCCAACCAAAGTCCATGCCGTCAATAATGAACCAGTGCGGCGGCACCTCGAACGGATCGCAGGTAATGTAATCCTCGGACAGATCGTAGATACGACCATGACCCAGCATCGGAACACCTTTAGTACGCATGTCGCGCTGATGGGCAGGGAATGACGCAAGCAGGGTCTCTTTTACCGACTCACTCAGGTGTGGCGCATCATCCCAGCCGGCGTTAATCATGATCTGGCCCTTGGCTGGGTTGTCCATGAAGCCAATCACCAGCTCAGTGCGACCGTTCTCCGGCGTAAACGTAAGGATGCCTCGCCCACCATTACCACGGTCGCCGGTTGCGGTACGCGTCAGCACTTGCGGATAAATAGCTTGATCCTTTGGCTCCTCGTCA